CGGTCATCGACATCAAGCTGACCGCGGCCGAGCTGCAGAGCTTCTGCGATCGCTGGTGCCGTGACTTGTACCAACACCAGCCGCGCGAAGGATTGAACGGCCAGAGCGTATTCCAGCGCGTTGCGTCATGGACTGGCGAAGTGCGCCGCATCGGCGACGAGCGCACGCTCGATCTGCTGCTGGCCGAAGCACCGGATGGAAACGGCGGCCGCACCGTCACGAAGAAGGGCATCCGCGTCGATCGGCTGACCTACATTGCACCCGAGCTGCACGGCCTGGTCGGCGAGCGCGTGCAGGTGCTCTATGACGAGCGCGATGTCGGCCGCATCGTCGTCTATCACAACGGCGAGTTCTGCTGCGTCGCCGAGTGCCCGGAAGTGCTCGGCGTCAGCCGCGCGGAAATCGCCGCCGAAGCCGCCGCGCAGCGCAAGGCCGGCATCGCAGCACAGCGCGCCGAAATGCGTCGCCTGCAGCGCAAGGCCGACACGACCAACATCGCGTTCGAGATCCTCGACGCCAAGGCGCGCGAGAACGCGGCGCTCGCGTCGTTGTCGCTCGCCGACAACGTGGTGCACCTCACGCCGGCGATCGCCGCCGCGCAGGAAGCAGCCGAGGCGATGGACGCAACGCCGGCGCGGCCGGAACAGACCGGCGCCGAGCAGCTGCTCGACCTCACCGCAATCCGCGATCTGCGCCGCTCCGAGCAGGCGCAGGACGAAACCGCCGAGACGCGCTTCGTCGCGCTGCTCGACGTGCTGATGACGCCCGAGACCGAACGCAACGACATCGAGCGCCAGCGCCTGAAGAACTACTTCGACTCGGCCGAATTCCAGGGCCGCTGGACCGTGTTCGAGAGCTTCGGTCCCAGCGCATTCCAACTCGACGACAAGTACCTGGCTCTCCTCGGCGATGGCGCATTCGCCCATCGCTTTCGCGAAGCACAACTGAAGGGGTCATTCTGATGCGTTCAAAGACGGTTCCAATCTCCAACATCGCGCGCCTATCCGAGGCCGCCAACGCGCTCATCCACCGCGCCTACGGCATGCCCGGCATGGGCCTGATCGAAGGGCAGACCGGCTACGGCAAGACGACCGCCGTAGCGTGGCTGTCGATCAAGCTCAACGGCGCGTTCGTGCGCGCGCTCGCCACCACCACGCCGAGCAGCCTGCTCGAATCGATCTGCAAGGAACTCGGCGTCGGCCGGCGCCCGACGAACGTCGGCACGGTCGAGGTGATCGTGCAGCGCCTGGCCGAAACCGGCCGGCCGCTGTTCATCGACGAAGCCGACTACCTGGTCACGAACAAGCGCACGATCGAAACGCTGCGCGACATTCACGACTTGGCCACGGTGCCGGTCGTCTTGATCGGCATGCACGGCTTTCGCCGCAAGGTCACGCACCTGCAGCAGCTCACCGGCCGCATCGCACAGTGGGTCGAGTTCGAGGCAGCCAGCATCGACGACGCCAAGCAGCTCGCGCGCGAGCTGGCCGAGGTCGATGTCGCTGCCGACCTGGTGCATCGCTTGCACGACGCCGCGCGCGGCTCCGTCCGCCTGATCGTTGTCGGCCTCGGCCGCATCGAGCAGTTCGCGCGCGCGCGCAGCCTGTCGAAGGTGAGCGCGACCGACTGGCCGGCCAATGCCGACTTCTTCGTCGGCACGGCGCCGACCACCAAACGTGCCACGGCGCTCGCAGCGGTCGGCTGAGGCGCACGTGGCCGTTCCCGCCAACAGCATGCGCTACTGGCTGCGTCGCCGTCAGGCGGGCATGTGTGGGCGCACGAAGCTGTGGGAAGCGATGCGGATCCTTCGCGAGTTCACCGTCAGCGAACTCATGGCCGTCTGCGAGCTGGAGAAGAAGCGGCGGCATGCCGTGCTGACCTACGTCAGCCAGCTGCGCCGCGCCGGCTTCGTGCGCATCGCGCGCGCCGGCAACCAGGGCCGGCAAGAACAGCACACGTTCCGCATCGCACGCAATTCAGGCCCGCGGCCGCCAGCGATCGTTCGCTACGGCGCGGCGATGTACGACCCGAACACCGAACTGGAGTACTCCCTTGAATCAACCGATCAACAGTGACTGGCTCGTTGTGCTGCGCGAAGCGTGCGAACGCAAGGGCAGCTCGCAGGCCGCCGTCGCCAAGAAGCTCAAGTACTCGCCCGCGGTCATCAACCAGGTGCTGAAAGGCACCTACAAGGGCGACGTAAACAGCGTTCAACGCGCCGTCGAAGGCGCGCTGATGGGTCTCACCGTCGAGTGCCCGGTCATCGGCGAACTCGCGCGCAACCAGTGCCTGGAATTCCAGCGCCGCGAGTTCGCCGCCACCAACCACCTGCGCGTGCAGCTGTCGCGCGCATGCCCGACGTGCCCGAACCGCCGTGGGGGCGACTCGTGAGCGACGCGCCCAACCAGTTCTCCCTGCGCGGTATGCGCACGCCTGGCGACGCGCCGTATCGCTCCGCGTTCGAGATCACGCTGATGCATCGCCGGCACTTCCTCGCGGCGAATCTCGAGTTCGCGATGGAAGGCCCGGACAAGCTGCCCGGCCGGCGCGTCGACGACGTGCTCACCGAACTCACCGCCGACCAGGCGTCCGCCCTGGCCAAGGTACTCCAAAAGGAGAGGGACAAATGACCGTTAAAGGTTTACTGATCCTCGCGCTGCTCGCGCTCGTCTTGTACGCCGCCTGGTGCGCGTTCGACGACTACGTGCGCAGCTTCCAGTGCCTGCTGGCGCGCGACGCGCAGCGCATCGAGCAGGCAAGCCAGTGAGCGCCGGCGCCGATAGTCCGAACAGCGACGCCGCGATCGCGCGCGACTGGGAGCGCGCGAAGGCAGCACACGAAGAGCGCGTGCTCACGCCGGCGCTGGTGTTCGATGCGCTCGGCGATCGCGTCGGCGCTGGCAACGCAATCAGCGCCCGCGGCCTGGTCATGCAGCTGCTCGGCTACTACAGCGCCGCCGGCGAGCGCCAGCTGCGCGACATCGTCGTTGCGTTGCGCACGGCCGGGCATCCGGTGTGCGCACACCCCAAGGACGGTTACTACATCGCGGGTGACGCGAAGGACATCGACGCCACCTGCCTGTTTCTCTACTCCCGCGCGATGACCAGCCTGCGCCAGATCGCCGCGATGAAGCGCGTCGCTCTACCGGACTTCCGCGGCCAACTTCAACTCCCGATCGAGGACAAAGCGGCATGAACAGGGGCAACGACATCGTCAAGACCGCGCTCAACTATGCGCTCGGCACGTTATTCGAACTCGATGACTCCGGCGTCGTCGTGCGCGAGGTGCATATCAACGGCGGCATGCCGCGCATCGTCGTCGACCGCGCGCCGCCGACCGGCCGGCCGGTGCAGTCGATCACTCGCACGGTTGATGGCAGGCGCACTACGCATAACGTCGCGCTGATCAAGGGCTGCAGCGTCGAGTGGGAATCATCCCTTCAGCCGTCCACCAGGAGAACCGCAGCATGAGCAGCATCGTGCAACAGATTCGGGACTCGCTGCGCGATAGCGGCGAGCGGTTGACGTTGGCTCAGCTGGCCGACGCCAACGACTGGGACGGTATAGCTCGCAATTACGCGGCAAAGCAGCTGTTCGTGATAAAAACCCGCGGCGAGATCGATTCGCAGCTGGAGGAAGGCAAGCCGGCGTACGCACTGGTCGCTGGCTACGCTCCGAAAATCGGTGGCAGGAAGAGTACGCGCGGACCTGATATTCACGTCGGGCGGTCTGACAAGAAGGCGAAAGTTTCCGACGCCGGCACGCCGGCCGGAATCGCGCGCGCCAACGGCCCTGTCGACGAAGCGGCCCACGCGATCGGCATGGCGCCGACGCTGCAGCCCAAGAGGCAGAAGGCCAAGGTCGTTGGTCTCCCGGAGCCTCCCAACGTGCCGCTCAAGCTCAACCTGATCGCCGACGAAATTCTGCAGGCGCTGCGCGACGTCGTTGCCGACGACAACTGCAAGTCGGTCGTTGCCCATCTGCTCGATGCGCACCAGGCGATGAAGAGCGCGGCGCTGGCATATCCGGCCGGCTGAGCGCAAGCGCATTCCATTCCGCAACCCCGGCGAACAAAGAGAAGTGACATGGCCGCAAACGTAAAGCGCATCAAGACCAAGGCCGTCGTCGACGTGCCGCAATCCAAAGACGACGTCGTGCAGTCGATCTTCCTGATCGGCATGCACCAGCGCGATCGCCAGAAGATCGAGGCGGCCATGAATGACGAGCTGGCCAAGGTACGCGAGGGCTATGAGGCCGACGCGCTCGTGCACGCCAGCGCGATCGCGACGCTCACGGCCGGCGTGCAGACCTGGTGCGAGGCAAACCGCGTCGAGCTGACCGCCAACGGCAAGACCAAGACCGTGGCATTCGCGTCCGGCGAGGTGAAGTGGCGCGTGCGGCCGCCGTCGGTCGCGATCCGCGCCGTCGACGCCGTATTGCAGGCGCTGAAGAACCTCAGCCTTGAGCGCTTCATCCGCACGAAGGAGGAGATCAACAAGGAGGCGATTCTGGCTGAGCCGGAAGCAGTCAGCGGCGTGCGCGGCATCAAGGTCGTGCGCGACGTCGAGGACTTCGTCATTGAGCCCTTCGAGACGAAGCTGGAGCAGGTGGCGTGATCCTGCAGGTCAATACCTCCGGCGCCTGGCGCAACGTGGTCGAGTTCGACGCGTCCGATCGACCCAGGATGATCGCAGTGCTGATTCCTCTGGCGAAGCTCGTCCCGAACGCGAAATGGTGCCTGGTCGACGATCAGGGCAAACGTGAGTGGCTGAGGTTCCTGTGATTGCAGGAGACCGCTTCCGCAAGCGCCAGCTCGCCGCGATCCACGTGGCGAAGCATCGCCTGCGCCTCGACGACGAGACATACCGCGCGCTGCTGGAGCGCGTCAGCGGCCATCGCTCGGCGAAGGATCTGGATCCGCACGGCCGGCGCGCGGTGCTGCGCGAATTCGCGCGGCTCGACAAGGGCCGCGAGGCGAAGGCCGCCAACATGCTGCCTGGCGCGCCGCAGAACGTGCGCGACGAAGTCGCTGCGATGGTCGGCAAGGTCGGCGCCATGCTCGACGAAGCCGGCCGCGGCTGGGCCTACGCGCATGGCCTGGCCGACAAGATGTTCAACGTGCAGCGCGTCGAATGGCTGCACGCCGATCAACTGCACAAGCTCGTCGCCGCGCTGGCCATCGACCAGAAGCGGCGGCGCAAGCGCGCCGGCTAACTCTCAGAGGGCTTGTCATTGATGGCTTCTAAAAGGTCGATCCATCGCATCGCCGCTATCCAGAAGGCTGCGAACGCCATGAAAAGAGAAAAGCCGGAGCAGATGGCGAATACGATA